CTGTCATACCGCTCGGCATGTTTTTTAGGATGTCGCCAATGCCGCCAATACCACCTGCGCCAGCCGCACCGGCCGCACCGGCCGCGCCGGCCGCGTTTTGACCCAATAGACCGGGCGCTGCACCAGCGGCCCCACCAGTGAGAGACCCTGCGATACCGCCGGTCAATCCGGATATGAGTCCGGTTTTGATACCTTCCCCGATATCACCAGTCTGGATAGCGCTACCCAAACCCGAACCCAGCGCACCGGCGATGAGTGGGCTCATTGCCCCAAGGGCACCCGCGCCGGCCGCGCCGGAGCCGAGAAGTCCGAGAATTAGAGGCAATACCATGGTTATATCCTTTGTCGAATTTCCCGCATTATAACACGGGTGTGTTGTGTTGTAACCCCGTAGGTTATAGTTGCAGCTGTGCCACGTTTACTAGAACCGACGGTGCGTCTGGTGCAAAGCTGAGACCTGTGATTGCGTCAAGACTCATGGCTATGTCAGTGCTCGCCCACCGCAATTCAACATAATCCGAAGCTTCGAGAGATAGGTGATACGACACGGCGACAGGGCGCGTGTCCCCGTTTGCACTGATTGTGTACGCACGTGTCGTATCGGCGACATCTGTCCCGTTCTTGGCAATCCAGAAATAGACTGTCTTCGATGATGAGTTCGTTGTCACGATCTGGTATGAGACGTCGACCTGATAAAAACCCGACTCCGCGAACACAATACGTGACGCTGGGGTACCGATTGATACCCCGTTTGCGGACAGTGTGTTCTGCAGGATCACATCGGTGGCAGTGTTTGTTGTGCCGATCGGTTGATCTGTCATGGAGTCAAACGATCCATATGCCAACCCGATCGGTATTGTTGGTCGAACCATTATTTCGCCGTCCGTGGCGCTTACAACAAGAACTGCCGCCACAACGATAACAGCGTCGGGTGCAGTTGGTCGCACTTTGGTGAATGCCCCACTGTTGTCGGGGGAGGCGTATAGAATGTCACCGGACACCCAAGTTTCACCAACCGGAGTTCCGCTAGTATCGAGTTCTCGCACCTTGCCGTAGATTGTCACCGGGCCGGTGTCACCATCCAACATTTCGAATGTTGTCACACCAACAAAATACAACTCGGGGACCGACCCATCTGCCAGATATGGGGCAACCTTAATCTCACCATCGACACCTGAGAAACCAACAACGGTGCCGTTTGGTATTGTCGAACCCGTGACGTTTGTCGCACGCATGTAAGTCTCGAAGCCGATCTGCTGTGTGACACCGTTCAGGTGTGTCAGATCGAGCGTGTCCGCCGTGCTGTTATATGACAGCTGTCCGGTATCCACGTTTCCAGTTGAGGTCGTCAAGGTTAGAGACGTTGCCCGCTCCGGACCCGGTACGCGCGATTGTTGCGCAAACAGTGAGAAGGCTCGCGTCACTTCTGCAAAATACGACTGCGAATAAGCGGCAGGGGCGACCGGGAAGAATGGTATGTTTTGGCTTCTTGCCATTGTTTACCGCCTTCCATCCGTGCGGATATCAAGACGTGGTACACCCAGTCTCCATGCAGTCTCTGTCTGACTCGATTCAACACGTAGCGCCATTGCGCGGCCTCGGATACGCACAAACGTCTGAGTCGTGAACTGCTCGATCGGAACAGTTGTTGACCGCACTGTGCTCGTGGCGTCATCCCCGAATAGCTCGCCGCCCGGGAAATTCTTGGCTTTCAGAGTGAATGTTGCAAGCGGTGTACCAGTGGACTTTCTGAACGTGATGTCGGGCAGCAGGCGGCTGGCGAACATGAACTGATCACCCTCGGCGATGTCGACAGCACTGGATTCGATAAAGGCGCTGAGCGCCACAGGTGGGTTCACACTACCGTCATTCAATCCAAACTCGTGATAGAATATGCAGCCCGATGGGCAGGTTGCCAGCGGATACTGCTGTGACCCTCTATCAACCCACGCCGTGCGAGCCATGGTTCCATAATACCATATGTTCTGGGCGTAATTGTAGACGACGTATCTGTCATTCTCAGAGCTCGCAGCAGAGGGGTAGAACCACCAAATCTCTGAGAATGCTCCGTTGTGGCCGGCGGCCACCTTCTCAATCTGGGAGAAGTTTATGTCAGAAAAAACGTAGTCTTTCACGCGGCAGTCCATCTGCTGAACTTGCCCGGCGTAAGCATAGAACTCACCCTTGCCCATCCAGAAAACATTGTCCCCTGCCGCGACCGCGGCGTTTGGGCCCGCCACGGAAATGTTGGTGGACACCTCACTTAGACCGAATGTGAACGGCGCGCCGACGAATTGGATCGTATGCGCCGAGATGTCGGTTAGTACCAAAATTTGCTGCTTGGTCTGCACCGCAGTGACGATACCGTTGCCAGTACCAATGCGCAATTCCCCGGCAGTTGTTGTCTCGCGAGAGCGCCAATCCAATATGTTCTCTTGGTCAGAGAAGCGGATCAGAAGGGGATCCTGCACCCCTGTGTCAAACTCTGGGTCACAACCAAATGCGATGGTGTGACGATCCTGTTCTGACACGAGGACGCGCCGGGCTATCGTTGGTGCGGCAAGGGATCCAGAGAGATCTGCGATATTTACAGCGCGCTCAGAGGTTCCGAGGGTTGCGTCCCAATAATATACAGCGCTGTCGCGTGCACAGAAGATCAGATCTTCACCGAAGTTATCCTGCGACCAGATGCGGAGCTGCCCTGTGGAGACGGACGTTGTTGAGCTTGAGTTCCATGTTCCGCGCGACCACGGACCCGTGCCCCACCCCGTGCCAAATTGCACTGTGTCGAGGCCCGGGTTAATCTGGTAAGCTGCCACTGTCAGCGCGCCACCATCCCCCGTGTCGGAAGATGTTGCCACTACGGAGACTTCAATCTCATAGCTGTTTGTGTCGATGATGCGAGTGATTGAATGTTCACCATTTAGCACCGAGGCGATGATGTTTCCACCAAGGCTCGCAGCGGCAGAGAAGGTGACGAACGCGCCCAATGTGGCACCGTGTAGGGTATTGCTCACAGTGATTGTGCTGGACCCAGTGGTTGCTGAGAATGTTGCAGAGCCGGCCGATGTCGTTAAGCGTATCGGTGTGATGTCCAGAGGTTGACCACCCTCAACGATGTAGTATTTGAGGTTCGTCCCAAGACTCAGCAGCTGTTGTCCAGACAAACTCACCCAAGGGTGGATCGATCTAGCAGTGCCGGCAAAGGTTTGATTGTTGAACTGCGACCAACCGCCGATGGTTTCCGGGAAAGAATCTCGGAATCGGATCTTGTCACCATCGATCCAGCCACCTTCGTTCGCGAAAGGCGTTATTTCGCGGTTGATACCGGGTTTGAATCTCAGTGGGGTCAAAGTCATGTGCTGCTCCAGCTCAATCGGTCACGGTGCAACAGGCCAATCAGCGTAACTCAGCCCAAAACGTACCGTTCCAGTTTGTAAGCCTGTAATAATGATTATGTGGAACAACCGCCATTGCGCTCATACCTGTGTTCGGGTGAAGGTTTCCAACAGTTATCCAATTTACGTTGTCTGTGGAAACGTCTAGATCACCGAATGACCCCGCTCCAGTGTTGCCGACTGCTACCGTGATTGGCTTTCCTGTGGTGTTTTGATACGAGGTGGCCGCAGACCTTGAGCCTGTCAAATCCTGCCAAGTTTGCCCAACACCGATTTGCTGCTCACTTGCATTGAACGCCTGCGCCAACCGCTGCCCAGATACCTGCCCGAAAACCGTTGAAGTATCGTCCTCGACCTCAATCTGCGTTAGCTCATTGTCGGTCGCCTTTCCGTCAATCTGCACCTGAATCGAACCTGTTACGCCGTCAATGTAATTGATTTCTGTCGTTGTGGCTGTCACCCCATCCAGCAGGTTCAATTCGGCAGTTGAAGCAGTGATGCCGTCAAGCGTTGCGAGTTCGTCAGATGTCACTGGGCTGACAGATACTTTCCCGCTGCCGTCAGAGATCAGAGCTCGGGATGCCGTGAGGTCATCTGATACAATCGTTGTGGCAGCGCCTGTTATCGTGCCCTGCTTGGCATCGATCTGACCTTGGATCAGAGACGTGACACCGTAAACGTAATTCAATTCATCAGTGGGGACAGTTAGACCGTCTAGGATGTTCAGCTCTGAAGTTGAAGCCGTTACCCCATCAAGAATGTTGATCTCATCAGCGGTTGCAGTAATTCCCGCAGCGGTCAATGTTGGAATAAATGTGGCGGTCAGGTCGGCAACCGCAGACCCAGTGCCGGCACCATTCGCGTACACGATGGCT